CACCCGCAAGTGTCACCATATGTCAACCCCCCCTAAAAATCCCATTGTGCATTATCGACTGGTTCTCTGACATGATCTGACCATCTTCCGGTTGCACGATCAAAGTTGAGTCGGCAGTAACCGTTCGTCCCGATCCACCCCCACCGCACCTTCCAGCAGTGGAATTCACTGGGCTCCATGTCCTGCGGGTGTCGCCAGACGGTTATGCCTAGGTCAGCCTTAGCGAACCAAGCCGCTGAACCAGCTATGTCATGGCCCGTTACCAGCACCTTCTTCTCTGATCGCCTGTCCGGGGCAATCTTCGTAGGGTGGGCTATGAAAAACACATGGGTATCATGCGCCTTAGCCCACTTCTGCACCTTGGTCAGCATTTTGCTGATTGCGTCCGTCTCTCTATCCGAAGGCGGTAGCTCTATGAAGTTGTACGGATCAATTACCAAAATCCTGCACCCCATTTGCATGACCGACGCCGAAGCAACCTTTAGAATTCCATCAATGGTTGTGGGTCCATCGCGGGTGTGATCCATAAAGAGAAAATGCTGGTCAATCCACTCGTAGGCATAGTCCTTGGCCTCTGTTTTCATTCGCGTGGAGATGCCTTCAAAAAACGGCTTATCCATCAGCTTCTGTGCAAGCTGTGCCATGTGTAGGGCAGGTGGCTTCTCGAAACTACAGTACGCTGTTTTCCACCCTTCAGACCTAGCTAAGTTCAGGCAGAATTGATCGATCAAATCACTCTTACCTGAGCTTGGAAAACCTGTCACTATTGTGACCATTCCCGGTACGATCTGGATCATCTTGTCAACTGATCTAATACCAGTCGATGCCCCTTGGATTTGCCCTTCCTCATACAACAGATCGTACTCTTTACGGAACTCTCTAGCCCTGTGCAATCCCACCGTTGGATAAGGTTCACAGACACTCAGTTGTCCTAGGAGATATCCTGCTCCCTTATCTGCCAGAGCTTCAGATGTATCCTTGTAATCTTCCAGATCCATCATCCACACTTTGTCTGTACCTATCCTTCTCACGATTTCATCACGCAATGCGAAACCAGCTTCATCGTTATCAAAGCACAACATGATTCTTGATGCTGACTCAAGCTGCTTCTTCGCCCTCCAGACATACTGAAACTTCCTGTCCTCTCTAGGATCTACCTTCCCATCCTTCACGCGGGAGGGTGCCCCATTCGGTATGGACATGACCGTCAGGTTGTCTGGTAAATCACAGGAGAGCCATGACAGCGCATCCATCTCTCCTTCTACGAGTAGGATCTCATTGCCCTTGACGTAGTTATCTAAATTGAAAAAGTCCTGACATACGTTCTCTTGACTATAGAATTTCTTCTTGTCCGCACTACGCCATTTGATTGCTACAATGTTGGTGCCATCACGATACGGAAAACCTACCGCGGGTACGCTTCTCCCATTGAAGCTATAGGTGCCCTGAACGGTGTGGTTTTTGATTACATCTTCGCCAATGTTGCGACTCTTGAGGTACTGTTCTACGACATCGTTTGTACCCGTGGGAGGGGTTATCGGTAGTGGGGGCGATTCGTTGTGCATCCATCCTCCGGTTGCATCACAATGATGGCAATGATATCGGACTCCCTCTGAGTCGATATTGATTGATAAAGACCTGTCGTGCTTATGCTTGGAGCGGGTGTGGTGACACTCAGGACATCTCTTCTTGTATTGCCCCGGCGAAAGGTGAGACGCTAGTAGCTTGACCTTACTGGGTACTAACCGTTGAAGCATTTACTACCCTTTCTACTAGTTATCTAAGTCTACTAATAACCTCTTCTCTTCTTCTACTAGTTCCCTAAGTCTACTAATAACCTCTTCTCTTCTTTCTACTGGTCCTAGTACTACTAGTATCCTAGGAAACTGTCTGTCTAGACCCCACTCAACATATTTTAATTTGATAGACCTATCATTTTTATATACTTTACCTTGAAGAAGATCCAGTATCAAAGACTCATCTAGGTCTGGTCGTTTAGATTTATAGTAAATCTTTAAGGCAATGACCAAGTCTTCTTCATACAAGGTGTCATACGTTGGGCACTGAATCTCAAAGTTTTTTGAGTAGTCAATGGCTTTCTTTGATTTAATGAAAGCGGGTCTGCCCCTTATGGAAACGAGTCTCCGCGAATTGGCCTTAGAGGCAGGCTCTCCCGTTAGTCTAAGCTCGCGCAGGTCATTGTCAAGGCCCTTGCGTAGATACTGTCGCTTCGCTATCATCTATTCGTCTTCATTTGGATGGGGACTATAACAGTAACCGATTTACAGAGCAACTAAGGGGATTCCTTGGTGCACACAAAGCAGAGGATCAGGGTTTACGAGGGCGTTGGACCTCCCCCACCCAACTCAGGGCCTCCTACTAAGTGGGGGCACCTGCCGTTGGATGAGGTTCAGGTTGGCGACTTGATTGAGATAACTATGGACAACGAGGAGGTGCAAGTGAAGATCAACGCAGTGAGGAGTTATGCAGGAAGACTGGCTAGGAAAACTGGGAAGAAGTTTAGTGTTCGTATTACTGATTACGGTATGGGAATTTGGAGGATACAATGAGTGTTACGACGGCACTAGCAGAGTCGGGTGATATTTCAATACTTGACGATGTACCAATTCCACACAGGGCAGAGCGAAGGACATATCCTTTTGCAAAACTGAATGTGAGCCAGTGCTTCATGGTTGAATGTGAAGACAACAAGCACGAGCGCAGTATCCGCTCATCTGCTACTCGCTGGAACAAGAATGACGAAGGGAAACGCTACGTTGTGAGGCGTATAGAGGACACCGAATCAACTGTCGGTGTGTGGAGAACATCTTGAAACTCACCAATAACTATGGCGCACCGGATTCGATTGTGGATGCTATCCGCGAAGATCCATACACGAAGGACGGGGCAGACTTCAGTGTTACGGAGTTGATCAAGCCCCCACAGATTCGCCGCCTGTGGAAGAAGCATGAGGATGACATCAGCGTTGATGTACGAGAACAGATTTGGAAGCTGTTAGGTACTGGTGTCCACGCTGCAATTGAACGGGCGGATAGTGAGGGCACCAAAGAACAGAGGTTCCACGCTGAACATAATGGTGTGACGATCAGCGGTGCTGTTGATCTCATCGGTGATGATGGGTCCGTTATGGATTACAAGGTGACATCAACCTACTCAGTACAGCGTGGGTTGAAGGAAGATTGGGAGAAGCAGTTGAACCTTTACGCTTGGTTGCTTAGGCAGAATGACATCACAGTTACCAAGTTGAACATCGTATGTATCTGCCGTGACTGGATGAAGTCGAGGGTAGGTAAGTACAATTACCCGGATAGTCCAGTCGTTGTGTTGTCCGTGCCGATATGGAGGGATGGCAGGCAGGACGATTATCTGGACCAGAGGGTTCGGGTACACACACAGGAATCGACCATCCCATGCACACCGGAGGAGCGATGGGCTAGGGGGGCCTATCAGGTTAACCCCACGCACAGTGGAGGTGGCAAGCCCCGCTCTTTCGACAGCCTACAAGACGCAACCGACTACATCAACAAGCAAAAGACAGGATCGTACACCATCAAAGATGGTGCTGCTAAATATATTCGATGCGAGAGTTGGTGTGAGGTTGCGGAATTTTGCCCACAATGGGGAGGAAGAAGAAATGGTAGCTAAGAGTTTAGGGGCAGCGTCGATATGGAAGACGCTGTCGAAGATCAACGTCAATGAGTTCACGGAAGAGAAGGGTGGGTTGACCTACCTGAGTTGGAGTCATGCCTACAGGATTATGATGGAGAATTATCCTGAGTTGACAATCAAATGGCATGGCACCACTGACGAGAAGGGCGTCACCAGAGATGCCACTTACTACGAGGGTGGCACTGCATCGGTTAGTTGTTCGGTAACGATTGGTGATGTGGTTCGGGAGATGTGGTTGCCCGTTATGGATTACCGGATGAAGAGCATCGCTCATCCCTCGTCACGGGATATTTCTGATGCGAAGATGAGGTGTCTAACGAAGTGCTTCTCTCTTCATGGATTAGCTAATTACATCTACAGTGGGGACGGGCTTCCCACGGAAGAGACAACTGTATCCGTAGCAGAGGTGGCACCACCGAAGGCCAAGCCCAAGGCCAAGGCGAAGGCTGAGAAGGCTGAAGTGCCGACTGGGGCGGCTACATTCGATGACGATGAGATGGCTATGGCACTGAAGGAGGCTTGCAACAGGGCGGTGGAGGGTGGATGGATACCTGACCCCAGTCTTCAAGTCGATATCAAGGCAGCATTGAAAAGCAACAACGTGAAGGCGATGGCTAAACTCGCCAACGCTGTGAATGAATTGTCAAAAGCCGCACTACAAATCCACGATGAACAGGGAGACTTAATCAATGCCTAATCCATATGCAAATGCAAAGATAGTAGACTTCGCCATCTTCCCAAATCAATTCAAGGACAACGACAAGGCTCCTGTCAAGTCGGGGAAAATTGAGTTCACTAGGGAGTTTCTAAAAGAGATGGTAGCTCATGCGAAGGAAGGACAGATGCCTGTCGTTAAGGTAGCTATCTGGAACAGGAGATCTAAGAAGGGCACTGATTACGAGAACGCTCGCCTAGAGATCCTTCCGCTACAAAGTGTTGCTGTAACTAGTGATGATGACGAAGAAGAGGATGATGGACTCCCCTTCTAAGAAGGTTCAATTCCTACTGAGGGTGGAGGGTGATATACTCTCCACCCTCCGCGGGTTAGCTCAAGAGAACGGTGTGAGTACGTCACAGTTGCTCCGTGATATACTCAGAGAATACGTCGAGAGGTTGACGGAGGCACCATCATCTCCGCGGGCTGTCAAAAAAAGGGGAAATCGGTGGTGGAATTAGAAGACAACAATGGGGATGCAATCTCCTGTATCGTGTTGATAGTGGATAGTCTAGCCAGAGAGAATGAGTCGATGGTGACTATCGAAACCTTGCATGAAGATGGTTGCCACATCTTTCAGGACATGGGGGGAGAAAAACATAGTAAAGATATGACTGGCGAGCATGGACCCACATCGGACGAGGCACTTGCCCACCTTTATTCTTGCAATTGTGATGTGAACATAGAAGCGGTTTTCACGAAGGGTGACGGCGAGTCGTTGCTCGTTGCATTTCTGTTGAGTGATATGAGGGATCTTCATCCGTGGTTGAGCGACGAGAAGATCATCAAGGATATGCTGGATAAAGCTAAGGAGGTAGGTGATGACAGTCCTTTGGTGAAGACCTTAAAGCCTGTGTTTATGAAGAAGGTGGGCACTAACCTAGGCATAACGATTGATCCTTCTGATATGACCATGAACTGATATGCCCCTCTACGAAACCGCAGAGGATCGTCTTGAAGAGGATCGCGTGTCGGATCAGTTGCAAGCGGCATGGGATCTGGATGTCTGGAGCTTCGCACCCACCAGCACGGGCGACCTACTCTTGGGCAAAGATGGTAAGCTCAGGGCAATATGTGAGGTGAAGCGAAGGCACAACCTGCTCAACAAGTACGAGACGTATATCATCAGCCGGTCCAAGCTGGAGGGCCTATCGGCTATGGCCGCGGCGTTAAACACCAAGGGATTACTCGCCGTGCAGTTCGATGATGTTCTTGTATGGCACGATGCGACGGATGCTCTTGCATATGATACCAGATGGGGCGGGCGATATGACCGTGAAGACCAGAACGATCTAGAGTTAGTGGTTCACATACCAATCGACAAATTAAAAATTGTAAAAGGGGGATGAAAATGATTGTAGAGAATGTACCGCTCAAGGATCTGAGGCCATCGAAGGATCAGGTTCGTGTCACGTTTGACGAAGAAGGTTTGGATGCACTGGCCTTATCTATCAAGAAGCAGGGGCAGGAGGTGCCCATCAAGGTACGCCGAAACGGCAAGGGCTATGAAATTGTTTACGGTCATCGCAGAACTGAAGCGTCGAGGAGGGCTGGGCTTCAAACGATAGCGGCTATCGTAGAGGATGTTGATGATTCGGAAGCGTTACTGAAACAGGTATTGGAAAATGAATGTCGAGAGGATGTTGATGCTGTCGAAAAAGCTCGTGGCTATGCGAATCTTTTAGAGAAGCTTGGCTGTAAGAAATCTGAATTGGCACGGATGATAGGGTGTCCCCCAACTTCAATAACTAGATCAATGCAAGCACTGAAGGGACTGGATCATGGAGTTGTCGTGCGTAACAGTGATGGAAAATTATCTGTAAGAAGAACTGCTGTAGCTATGGGGCTAAAGGGTGACTGGGAAGCGAGGCGGAAGATCGCTGATAAATTCACTTCAGAGGAATTGAATGACGATCAAATGCAAGATGTGTTAGTAGCCTACAACGCCGCATCAGGCGCAAAGGAAAAGAGCAGGGTGATTAAGGTGCGCCACCCGAAGCGTAGAGATTTCAGTTTTGAGCAGGAACTCCGCGCTACAAGCATGGATGCTGATCGCAAGGCTGAAAAGCGTAGCTTAGTGGAGATAACAGGCGAGCCGATAGTGAAGGATTACACGGACGCAATGACTGCGTATCGTGATGCAATTAAAGAGGCGTCAGAATCTCCCGCCCGATTTTCTCCAGAGGCAATCCGTTTTACTGCCCGTAGGCACAGCATTATTACAAAAGAAATTATCGCCTTAGACGAGGTTCTCTCTAATGTCTAACGGAACGGAGATGGCGATAGCGGACAAGCCAAGGGATGAGAAGGGCTTATCAGAGTGGAGCAGAAAGGAAGTTGTTTATTACGATGTGCTTGTGAAATTACTGAGAGAACATTGTACGGGTCAGGCTAGGGCCAAGTCCAAAGAATTTCTTTGGGATACCGTAGTAGGGTTGTGGGACCCAACGATTACAGAGTTTGATAGGCCAACTAGATCTTGGTTCAACTCGCATCACCCAAGGTTCAAGTTTTACTGTGCCAAGGAACTGGTGCTTCCCGTCCTTTACTGTGCGCGTGGCATCTACATAGCTCAGACTAAGAAAGAGGTCAGAGCCTACAGGAAGACTTACACCACGCCTTATCTAAAAGGTGTTAAGCGGGCAACCAATGAGCTTGAACAATCTCTTGTGCGTAACAGGTTTGGATTGTTTGATGCGTTAAAGGTAATGATAGGACCACTCCTTTATTCCAACTCATCAGAGGTGGAGGTTTCAGAATCAGATAGTCGCGCACATATTCTGAACGCTGGCCCTTCGCTCACGCGCAAGCTGACGCCCAAACAGACTCGCTTCGCTGAGTCGGTGGCAGGAGGCGAAAGGTTGGTGGTTGCGTATCGGCTGGCCTACAACGCCTCCAACATGGATCAGGCTAGTGTGAGGGTGGAGGCTTCTAGGTTGGCGGCCCTGCCGCACGTTAATGCGACCATCGAATGGCTCCGTGCGGCTCATGAGAAAGCATAAGATCTTGGGGGCGGCGGTGTTGCTAGGTGCGTGTGTGGTGCTTGGCGTTCGGTATGGTATCCGCTATGGATGGCTCGCTGGGCACACCCACTGGATGACCATGAGGCATGGTTCCTACGAATACTTTCGTGACCGTCCATACTTATAGCTGGAGATTGACTATTGGGACATAGCTGGTAGGTTGTATGGGTGGGTGGTAAAAGCGGCATGGTAACCCCCCTTTCCATGCCCCTCCCCTGAGTTGTTTGTGTGTTCCAAGGCATACAGACAGCTTGGGGGTTTTTTGTGCCCAGATCTAAATGGCTGTCAGCTTTAGCATCTGCCTTCGGAGCCATCCTAGCTCTTGGTGTTTGCAGTTGGTATGAACCATTGAGCCAGCCACGTTGTCGGGATTGTCCCAGCATTCTAGGATGGCGTCACATCCTCGTGTCCTGCACCCGTATAGCTTGATGGCTCCCATGTGGGAGATGAGAGCAGGTCTGTGTCCGCGGATCTTGGAGACACGCAACCCTCGCCTTAGCAACTGTCTGGCCTTGCGGGTTCTCACTGCACCGTCTCCTTGACCATGGCAATGCACTTACGGGCCTTGCGGAGCATGATGCCTACCTCACTGGCCAACCTTCCTTCTCTAAGATCGATCCACGATTCTCGCCCACATGAGGTGCAGTTGTGCATTGAGCCATCAAGTTCCGTGTCCATCTCTGACAAGATAGTTGACACATCTTCTAGATCTATCAGGTGTTGCTTGGTGATCGTCACTCTGAGTCTCCGACTTCATCTAGCCTACGGTAGAGGGAATTCTCTATGTCTTCGATCAACGTATTTGCTTCCTTGCGGAGGTCACCGTGCCAATTACGATGATCTGTTGGGCTCGCTCCCCTTCTAACTGTACGCACGGTATCGCCCATCGACACCAGCCGTGAGTAAGCCTTCACGTTGTACAGAATCGTGTCGATAAATTCTTTGTGTTCGTGTTGGATCATTGCTTTAGTCATCTGATTTTTCCTCCGCAGGGGAGAGGAGCTTATATTTTTGCCATTGTTGGCGGCACTGCTTAATATGGCTACTGACATGGCTACTGACATGGTTTTGTCGTGGCTTGCCATTGAGCCATGCCGCAACCTTTGCTGGCGAGCCCCAAGATTCTGCGGGTATCTCCCAGCGTACATATTTTAGAATGTCGCGGATGCCAGCTTCAGAATCCGTGTCAGCAGCATTGAATGCTCCTGTCAAATCATTTGAAAGCACCGCCGTCACGAAACCTCCCGGCGGAAGACGATGCTCAACATACCGATTGATGCTGTCGAGTATGTGTACGGGTGCGTCAAGGTATTCGTTGGTCATGGTGTCTCCCCTTGCTCCTCGCTGAGAGGGTGTCTGTCTGAGTATCAAACCTAGCACACCTTGTCACGATGTCAAGAGGCACTCCTTGCCTGAATGCTGACCCCGTTTAGATTGGGCTACACTCTATCGGAGATACATGATGAAACAGGGCACCACCCTGACAGAAAAACAAAGGGCGTTCTGTGCGTTTGTTGCAGAGGGCAACAGCCAGACAGATAGCTACCTTCAAGCCTATAATGTGAAAAAATTGTCGCGTAGATCAGCATCAACCGAAGGATCTAAGTTGATGTCCATGGAGAAAATCAGAAGTAGAGTAGATGAAATTAAACAACAAAAACAAAAGGCCAGAGATACCCACAAAGAAATCTCTAAAGACTGGATACTAGATAAGTTACGGGCTGAAGCCTCATGCGATGAGAATAATCCGTCAGTACGAGTGAGAGCCCTAGAAATCCTAGCAAAAACTGAAAAATTATTTGATGATAGCACGAACGTGACAGTCGTACACAGAAGTGCAGAAGATGTAGAAAAAGAACTGCGGGAAAAATTGGAAGACCTCAACATCCCAATGAATTGATATACCCCGCAGGAGTAGTCGCTATCCAGCGCAGAGGCTCTTTCTGAGGCACTGATTCGGCTAGGCTGTCCACTCTGACGCCCGTACCTAGGATAGTTACAAGATCACGAGTGATCTGACGCCCGTACCTGAAAAACTATTAAACGGATAGCCCAAATTGGCAGTGATCTGACGCCCGTACCTGAAAATTAACAAAAAAAACTCATATCTGACGCCCGTACCTGCTTGGACGTAAATTTTACCCCTTGACAGAGGGTACACATTACCTAGATAGTCTAGGCAGAGTTTAGAACTGGTTAACTGGTAAGTAATAATTAGTTTGAGTGTGTCGTAATCTTTATGAACGGGTAGGTAGGAACAGTAGACTACTAGTAGGGGAGCCAACCTTTCCTAAATAGGAAAAGAAACCCCTCATTACTGAGGCCTTGACACTGTCCCCCGAGTGATGTATGTTGATGCGTCCAGACAATCACAATGTGATACAACGGAGGCGGTATGAAACTTCTCACGGACGGCGCAAGTAACCCCAAGACAGCTAAATCTACAGGTTACGGGTATCTCACGGGTATTTTGCACCTAGCCCCACACACCCAGTCAGGTTATCAGGTGTGCCCATCAGCTACCGATGGATGTTCTAGTGCGTGTCTCTATTTTCAGGGTAGGGGACGTATGAACACGGTACAAGAAGCACGGATCAGAAAAACTAGGATGTTTTTTGAGAATCGTGCAGGGTTTATGGCCGATCTCGAAAAAGACATAGCGTCTATTGTGAGGCGGGCGGATAAAAACAATCTGAAACCGTGTGTCAGGCTCAACGGAACGTCGGATCTTAGGTGGGAACGTACTGGGATCATGGAAAAGTTTCCTAACGTGATCTTCTACGATTACACGAAGATCACGAACAGGAAAAGGCTACCTAAAAACTATTCGCTTACCTTTTCACGCAGTGAGAAGACCACGCACGACGAATGGTGCAAGGCTATTGATGATGGGATGAACGTGGCCGTTGTGTTCAGGGATGCTATACCGGAGGGCTGGCTAGGTGTACCCGTTATTGATGGCACCACTCACGATCTCAGGTTCCTAGATCCGAAGCCGTGCATCGTCGGCCTAACCGCTAAGGGTTCAGCTAAGAAAGATACGTCTGGCTTCGTGGTATGACGTACAGAATAAAACACACACGAATGCAGGTCGCAGCAGAGGTAGTCTATATAATCGTTTTGATTCTGTTGGTAGGATTCGGGCTGCAGATTATCTAACGCCCGTACCCGACGCCCGTACCTAAAATTATTATTAAATAGGTGTGAGGCCACGGCCACGGCCACGGCCATAGTCACACCTTGACACGGTGGTAGTGTTGTTGTAGATTGGTGTACGATAGACAACCCTTTCAGGAAGGAGTTAATCGGATGGCTGATCTAAAAGTAGGTGACTCAGTACTATGGCGAGGTGGCTGGGGCAGTGATCCCGAGGAACTTGTCAAAGTAAGAGGGATTCAGGTTAATGAATCCAATGGTTCAAAGTATGGTGAGGATGTACAGCTTGTGGGATGGGACACTGTTGTTGAGCGGAAGGTCTTAGTGGACCTAGACAATGAGCATTGGGCGTGGGGGAATCAGATACGTCCTAGTGAGGGGGGACAGCATGAAAGCTCAATGGCCTAATGGTGAGGTGGTGGCTATCGGAAAACAATCGCCCGGAATCACGAGCGAACAATGGAATAGCTTGGAAAGATTACAGAAAAGACACAAGCTGTCCGATCCGGTGGAAGTACTACCGGGGTTGGGATACATCGGCGTCATGTCTGGAACGATGTTCATCGGTATAGAACCAGACGGACACGCGCACACCTAAAAGCTGTGGCAAGGTGGAGGGGCTCGACGTTTGCGCGTCGGGCCTCTTTTTTATGCCTAGGATGGACGCCCGTACCTGACGCCCGTACCTAAATTATTATATAATAGATGTGGGGCGCGGTGATAAAATAATGTGGTGATTGGGGTTGCTAATGTGAGACGATCACTGTATATTGGTATACGTTAATTGAACGGCCATTCACTCAATGGAGAAACAAAATGGCGAACGTGAGAACAACACTGATCGGCGGAGTCAAGGTAACTGAGGAACAGGTACGGGCGACGGAGACGCCGCCGGAAACCCGAAGCCATGTACCGATACCACATGGTGAGTTTCTGGACATGGTGGATAGTACGCTTGGCGGATTTGGCTGGGACATTACGGAACAGCGTTACTCTCTGGAAGGTGGAAAGATTGAGGTGGGCGGAGAGGATGTTCGGTATGATACTGCTAGACTGTTCGGTGTTCTGAAAATCCAACGTGAGGATGTAGCCATTGGGCAGGATTACCAGTTAGCTATCGGCATCCGTAACAGTCATGACAAAACGATGTCGGCGGGTATGGTTGCCGGATTGGTCGTCATGGTCTGCAGTAACCTTGATTTCATGGGAGAATTCAAGGCGAGCCACAAACACAGCGTCAACGTGCGCGACGTTCTACCTTCACGGTTGAACAGGTTGGCAGGTGAGATCGACACTGCTCACACCGACCATACTCAACTAGTCGAGTCCTATAAGCAGACCAATCTGCAGGAGAACATGGCGCACGATCTGCTCGTGAGGTTGTGTGATGCTCGCGCCTTCCCATGGGCATACGCTCCTAAGATTCTGAAAGAGTATCGGAATCCTAGCCATGAGGAATTTGAGCAGCCCACCATGTGGGGATTCAACAACGCAACCACTGAGATCCTAAAGGATCGGAACATCACGGAGTTGCCTACTTCCATGGCGAGATTCCACAGACTAGGAAAGGAACTAGTCACCCAAGAGGGAACATGGGCGGATCAGAATCAGGCGGCTTTATCGCTCAACTAAAGGAAAAGAGAGGGGCGTCCCTACGGGGACGCCTCTTTTTTTTGCCCATACCCGACGCCCGTACCCGACGCCCGTACCTAAAAAATTATTAGATAATTTCCTCGCGCCCGTACCCGACGCCCGTACCTCAGAAATTATTAAAAGGTTTCCTCATGGGCTGGCTCCCCCCTCTCCACGATAGCGATCTGTTTGAGCCAGCAAGGCGAGGCGAGGCGAGTGCCTCGCATATGTGGATCTCAGGCTGGGGCGTCCCGATAATGACGCACGAGGATCGCGTCTAAGGCGTCTCGCGAGGGTGATTGGTATCCTAGGGTGGGCAGGAATCAGGCGATCTGAGGGGTAGGCACAAAAAAAGGGGAGCCTTTCGGCTCCCCCTCTCTTTCTCTCTGTCATTTACCCTCCATTAGAAGCATTCCCCGCATATGATATCGAGGCCTTCATCGGGCAGTTCAACTTCGCGCCAGATACTTTGTCCACACTCCCCGCCAACGTGTGTGCCGCAGCGGTCACATACATGACGATATTCGCGCCCCCACCTCCAGTATTCTGACGGAGGAGCCTCGCCGCGAGCAAGGTATCGATCACATAGGCGATCTATGCGCACAGTTTCCTCGTTAGTCATTTGTCCCCTCCGAAAAAGTATTCCGCCAGCCAGCACAGAAGCAGGATCGTAAACCCGACAACGAATATCACGATCACGAAAGCTTCGTCTTGTCCGTACATAATGCGTCTCCCCTATTCGGGGGTGAAGGGGGAGGCGGAGTGCCTCCCCCCTGTCTCGATTTAGGATTCGTTAATCGTGACTATGGCGGCGTCGAGTGTAGCCATGATACCGAGAAGAACTACGCGGATAAACGAGCACCTAATACTTCCGCTATTCTCGGCGATCAGGCGATCTAGGGTTTCGAGACTCTCTTGTACTTCATGGATGCCATCCATGGGTATGTCTGTGCGTTTCATGGTGGTTTTCCTCTTGTCTTCCATGGTGGGGGGAGGCGTAGTGCCTCCCCCCTGTCTTGCTACTTAGAGTGCTTCTTCTATCTCATCTAGTATCTTGTCCGCTTCTACTCTCAGATCATGCGGCTCTCTATGCCAATCGCCGGGACCTTCAGCTTGCCCCTGTAGTTGGCGAAGACGGCCAAACTTTACGATCATTTCACGGATCTCATCCGCATCGTAGTTCACCCGGAAATCTTTTGTAGTGTGGGCTGATTCTTCTCTGATCATGGTGTTTCTCCTCTTGTCCTACATGGTGGGGGGAGGCGTAGTGCCTCCCCCCTATCTTTTCTAACTAAGGTGATCGTGGAGCCTGTCGGCCTCAACGATCCTTTCTGGTCCCTTGCCGCAGGATTGCTCTAGCCTTCCGCAAGTCTCGCAGCGATCATGGACCGTTAATTCGCCAGAGCCTTCGCAATGTTCGCATGCTTCGCTGCGGGCTCTCCACATTGGAGACCCACCAGCCAACCAATTCTCCTCCCAATAGATCTCCCCTTCGTCGCACATGGGACACTCGACTAGTCGGCCGGTCGAATCGAGCCAACGTGTCCGGTCTTTTTCGTTCGGTACTGGTCCATCCGTCTCGTTCGCGGCATCGCAATCGACGCAAGCAATCGACCCGCTCATGAGGTTGACCCGTTCAAGGCCGACCGGCCCTTGAAGGTGATATCCTGCACGCCCCATTCGTCATCGCTCAGGTTCTGGTTACGAATTAGAACCCGCTGTACCGCATCGAGCCTAAACGATTTAACGAATCCGGCGTTGAGATCGTAGGCTCTCATGAGGACCGCGCCAGCCTTCGACTCGTAAACCTCAATCGGCATCAATTGGCGAGCCCTGAAATCGTCCGCGTTTGGGTTGTGGACCTTCTGGTAATAGATGCTCACGAATCCCAGAGGCAGAAGCACATCCTCTTGCGCTCCGCCCCATGCGTCGGACTCGCAGAACGGAAGGTCCAGAGTCTCGTCCGTGTCCGCGTCCGCCATCGTGTCCGCGTTCGCTTCGCATAGTGCATTGATGCTCAGAGTGAGCCTGTCGAATGTGTCGAGCGATCCCATAGTGACGTAGCGCATGGTGCGTATCTCCGTTGAGGAGTGATATAGTGGGCAGGTGTCTCCCTGCCACACCTATATAATGGGGTCAAAACACGGTAATATCAAGACCCTAGTGGGGTACACCCCCCCTTTTGGGGCCAAAAATCGCCCCAAAACAACAAACAGTAGTTTGCTCAGTCAATCATCAGATTTTGCAC